GTACACCAATCAACCATATCAAGATGGTGTTCCAAAGATAAAATAATTAATAATATCCAATGGACGTATAATGAACACATATTTAATTAAAAAACATAATATCATTGTAAATCTATATGATGACATTGATTTAACTGAATTTGGTCATGTTTATTTATTAAGAAATATGATTAATAATAAGTGTTATATTGGTCAAAGCGTTAGAATTAAAAATAGATTATCTGAACATATTCAAAATGTTATAAACAATAAAAATAACGCATTGTGTAACGCAATTAACAAACACGGAATTAATAATTTTGAATTTAATGTAATTGATTTCGCTAACGATATAAACTCCCTGAACGAAAAAGAAGTTAACCATATAAAAATTAATAACTCAAACAATCGGCTTTTTGGATACAATATTGAAGAAGGTGGGAAAAACGCATTGGCAAGTGACAGTACTAAACGAATATTATCCAACCAAAGAAAAGGTAGAGAGCAAAATAGTGAATGGATTCAAAAAAGAATTCTAGAGATTTCCAAACCAGTATTGAAAATAAACAAAATAAATAATGTTATTTTAGAGAGATATGCATCATTGGCTGATGCTGGAAGAAATAATATGAATAATTTGACTTATGAGCAAATATTGAGAAAATGCTTGGGTTATTCAAAAAACAGTAAAAATACTTGTTGGTGTTATGAAGAAAACTTTTATCAAAATAACTTTAATGTTTATAAACAAAAAACATATAAACCACTAA